CGCCCCGCAGGTAAGCGCCCTCCAGGTTAGCGCCCCCCAGGTTAGCGTCCTCCAGGTTAGCGTCCTCCAGGTTAGCGTCCTCCAGGTTAGCGCCCCGCAGGTAAGCGCCCTCCAGGTTAGCGTCCTCCAGGTTAGCGTCCTCCAGGTTAGCGTCCTCCAGGTTAGCGTCCTCCAGGTTAGCGTCCTCCAGGTTAGCGCCCCGCAGGTTAGCGCCCCGCTTAACCAGCGCAACCACGGCGGCCTGTATACTGTCTGCCTCAATGGTGTGTAGGATGTTCCCGTTCCGATGTTTGATTTCGATTAGATTCATAGGTTGGCCTCCTCATATTCTCTCTCCAGTTGGTCTCTAAGCAGCATTTCGCCAACGATAACCTGCTCATAACCGGCAAGCCCAGTCAGATACTCTACTAATCCGTCAATGTGTTCTAATGCCTCAAGATACTGATTTCTCCTGGCCTCATCTTCGCAGTTGGCCTCATATTCTTCGGCGGATAAAAATGGTGGATCAATCGCCTGCTCCGGCACCCTAAAATTCTGCCTGAGTGATTCAAATTGGTCTGGGAAACAACTTCGGTTTGCCATGGGGTTAAGCCTCCCTTAAGGGTGATAGTGAGGATTGATGCAAAAGACGCCGGGGAAGGGGTTGCGTGACATGGGGTCATCCTCCTTCGGGACCGCCGTCCCTGGCAGCCCCGGTCATGGGTTACATTGCTCCTTGAGGTCGCTCTTAAAACCAGTCATCAACCCACTTATTTTGCGGGATAATTTCTTGAGTATGATTTACATCATTCCACATTCCAGACTCATAAGGGGCCAATCCTGCATCGCCCACAGACAGATAATCCCAACGACCATCGCGAACTATTTGCGTGGCGATTTTTCGGGGACCGATAACCATGACTCTGAAGGGACCTGCAATCCGCCCCCATTTTTTGTTAATCACCTCGTACTGTGCCCCGTCATTGGAATAAGGATGTGATTCCTTTAAGTCGGCTAAAAATACTCGTTTAGTTTCCATCTTGCCTCCATTCAAAATTTGATATCCAGAAAAAATGGCGATGCCGGCTTATCCTCCGGGCTTCATTCCATGGCTTCTTCGGCTCGTCGAGGGCTACTTGGCCACCAGCTTTAACTTTCGGAGGACAGCACCTCACCAGCCCACATCCGCGATCCTGTCTGCTCAGCCTGTTCCCTACCGGCTTGCCCGTCCTTACTTGCGGCCTATGGCCATTCAGGAATTGCTCGGTACTAGGGCTTCTACTCCATTAAGCGCGTCCGATACCCACCATGGCGATCTCGTTGTCGTGTCACCACCAATCAAGTTTTAAGCAAGGCGCTCGATGAGGGTCGCGAATCCGCCAGAACTCGTGACCCCGAATCCAGAGCCTTGAAAAAATACTTGGGCGGAATTTTTTCGCCCAGATCAGTTGGCATAGTTATTGATTCGCATCTCCCCCACCCGGCCCTATTCCCATGCTTGCCGCTTTCGGTAATTCCCGACCTACATTTCACCGCTTGGGCTACTCTGCCGGCCTTACCTGGGGTTTCCCTACTTGCGTCGCTGCCTGGGTCAGCTCACTTCCGGTCGAGGTGTCCGCCACGGTTGCCGGGGCCGTGCTCCCCTAAATTGTCTCAAGATTCAGATTCATCGTCTTGGCGCTTGCCGCCAGGTCACTTTCGGTTGTGCCTCCTACCCGTAAGGCTGGTGCTTAAACCCCCGGGAGAGCCTCGGTGGGGCTGGCCCATCCTGCGCTCTATTTGCAATTTGTCTGAGGTGCTATCCTCCAGGGTTGCTATCCCCTCTCTGATTGGGCTTTAGGTCCGGTTCTGCTGCTGGGGTTTTCTTCCTGGCCGTCCGTTCCCCGTGGCCACCTGTGCCCGATTGTGGTGAAGCGTTTTTCTGTGGGTTGGTCTCCTTTGATTTAATTGTTTTATACCAAGCGGTATAATAATTGTCAAGAGGTTTTTATACCAGTTGGGATTATTTTTTATCGGGGTTAATTTCCTTGGGGATTTTAGGAGGTTATAGAATCGTCTGGGTTTTAACGAATTTTCCGGGGTTGGATTTATATCAGACAAACATCGACGGGTCAAAATCACCGTAGATCAGCCCCTCCGAACTCGGTATCCGGCAAAGATATTCCGAAAGCCAGGTCTGATCCGATACCTGCCGCTTTTTGGTGATGGCGAGCTCTATCGGATAATAGCCGTCGGCTTCCCGAGCGCGCCCCTGGCAATCATCCCAAAGTTCGCATGGGGCACATTCCCGACCTTCACAACGCTCCAGGATATCCAGGATGCACCAGTGATAGATCTTGTACCCACGCATCGGTGCATCATCGATCACCGTCTGCATGAGGCCGTAGGATTTGTGCATGGTGGACATGATATGAAGCGACGCCTTGATCCCGTGGCGGTTGATCGGGGCGGAGAGGGCGGCCTGGTAGATCGTTGGGTCCATCTCATCCACTTCGTCCAGTTTCAGCTTTTGCGGGTGGGTGCCCCGGACGCTCTTGGGGGAGGCGGTCAGGATGTGGATGGTAGAGAGGTTGGTTAAAGAGGCATGCTGCGTCTGGACTTCGCCCTTGAGCAGGTAGCGGAAATTGGCATTGATCAATCCCCAGCCGTCGCTCTTGCCGTCCAGGTGATCGTACATCTTCTTGCTCTGCTCCAGAGACCCCCCGAGGATTTGGGTGGAGCAGCCCGGCTTAAACATCGAATCGAGCCAGGTCGCCAGTCCGCCCAGGAGAGTCTTGCCGCCGCCCCGGTTGGCCCAGCAGATGGCGTTAGGGGAGCGGTCAAAGTAGCTGTCGCAGATATATTGCGCCGGCGGCGTGTGGGTCAAGCAGCCCTGGGCGCGAGGGATATGGAATGGATTGCCTGATTTATCCGGAAAGAAGCTCTCGACAAACCGCAGCAGCTCCTCATCATCCAGAAATCCGTGCCGGAGATGGTATTCGATGAGAGAGCGGTCTTTGGGGTAGCTCATTTCTCTTTGGGGGGCTTGGCCTTGATCCCGAACCCCGCCAACCCCTCGGCCTTGAAGAACTTCTCCACGTTGTCGGCCACGGTGCCATCGGGGTTGATGATCCCATGGGCCTTGAGGCGGATGAAGCCGGCCAGGGTTTCCCGGGGGGATACGTCGGCCAGGTGGGCCAGCTCCTGAAAGTCAAAGACCACCGCCCGCCAGGGATCGCCGGAGCCGTCCGGGGCCAGGGGCAAGGCCTCCCTGGGCACCGCTCCCCAGGCCAGGGCCAGCCGGTAGAGGGTCGGGGAGGTGCGGAGTAGGGCTACTTTGCGCATGGGGCTACTCTTCCTTCAAAACCGAAAACTTATGCCCACATTCCGGGCAGGTCACCGTGCCGCCGCCGTTGCCGCCCTCATTCTTGGGGGCCTTTTCGGGTGGCAGATCTGTGTCAAGAAATTCGAGTTCATCTTTGCTGAATCCGGCCAGGGTGATATCGAAATCCATTTCCTGCAATGCTTTAATCTCAGCGTCCAGGAACTCAGGGAGCCACTCGCTCTCCGAACTCCGATTGTCCATAATCCTAAAAGCCCGGATCTCCGCCGGCGTCAAGTTGTCCGCCCGGACACATGGCACGACCCCCAGGTTGAGCTTGTGGGCCGCCAGTAGTCGACCATGGCCACAGACGATCTCATTCCCGGCGTCAATCACCAGGGGAACCAGGAATCCGAAATTTTTGATTGACGAAGCGATCTTATTTATCTGGCTTTCCGGGTGCGCCTTGGGGTTCTGGACGTAAGGGATCAGTTTATCAATCGCCACCATCTCGATCTTGAAGTCCCGGAGCCCTACGGTTTGAAGTTTTGCCATTTTACCCCTCTGTCTTGTCGCCTTTGTCTCGTTGTTTGCGCCGCGCTTCGGCCCTGGCCCGCCATTCCAGATATTCCTTGCGGCTCTCGGGGTCGCTAAAGTCGGCCCCGTCCTCCACCAACTCCGGCATTTTGAAGACCACGCCGCTCTCCTGGAGGAGCTTCTTGATTTCCTTGCGGGCTTCTTGAGCGTTCTTCGCCCAGCCGACGGCCACACTGCTGTTAGGGTCCAGCCCCTCCATTTTTGCCAGGGATATCTCCTCTTGTTTCATAAAAGCCTTGAGGGTAGCGCCCAAATGATACTTGCCGTCGATGTTATCCGCCTGCCACCGCAACATATCCTTGGCGCGCTTAAAAAGTCGGGAGACATAGACCGGATGATAGCCCAGATAAAGGGCAATGTCCTTTTGCTTCATGCCCTGGCAACTGAGGTCATAGACATCCATCGCCTTGGCGTCTGTCTCTTCCCGCTTGCCTTTGTTCACTTTTTGAAACTCCCGGGCTTTAATAGCCCAAATTGGTTATCTTCCCAGCCACCCCATAAAAAAGTAGCGAATCGCATCGTTTGAGTGATGCGCCCCCTTCCCTGCCTCATGCACCCGATAGTTTCGCCACTCATCGACTAATCGCCGCGGACAATTCCGGGAGAAGACGAGACCTGATTCGCCTTTGGTCCGGGCCGCCGCCTTGAGCCAGGATTGGATGATTCGCTGGCCGTCTTCCACCCGGCCGCCGGCGCCGACGATATCCACCCCGAAGATCTGGGAGTAGGAACGGGACGCTTCGGGCTTAGATGGATCAGAAAAACCTCCAGTTAAGGGGCCATATCCTCTTTCATTATGAATCTTTAATAAGATTGCGCCATTTTCTTCATTAGTACGGCATTCTTGATAATGAGCAAATAGGACGATTACTCTATCGGAATTATATGAAGGTTGTAACCAAACTCCCACGTTATTTTTCCAACCAAAATCCACACCTAAATAAATATTGAGGTCCGGGTTATATTTGTCGTCAATCATTTTTTCTCAACCGATCATGATCGTTTTTGCAACTATTATGGTGGGCCGAATGCCCTCCTTTCGGGATAACCATATTTTCAATATCATCGTACCGTTTGCAATAAGGACATTTTCTCCAGCTGGCATGCCCGCAAGTATCATACGCCCTTTTTCTCCGATGAATAATCCGATGATAGGCGTTGTCCTGACAAATCACTAAATTAGAATTTTGATTTTCACCTCGTTTTTCATTGCTGTGGTGGACCTGGGCATCTTTTGGGAGAGGCTTTCCCAAAGCTCTTTCGGCCACTAAAATATGCTCTGCCACATATCCCTGAGAAGAAGAGCGGGGATGTTCTGGACAATAGGCTTTTTTATACCCATTGCCCCCATTGGTAATGCCGCCTTTCCACCCGCTATTCCTTTCTCCAGACCTTCCTTTGCTATAGTGCCCCAAAATGAAACGCCGCGGCTGTCCTTTTACACCTCCATGAAAATTGTCAGAAGATATGGTGGTTTTTCTATCGCAGCCACAGGCACAGAATCCGATGGAAACCAATTTGATAATCTGGGAATTTATGGTAACTTGAAAATCAGCCATGTGCCGAACCTCCCTAAAGGTTGGTATGTGGTTAGGGCCTTGCGGGCGGTGACACGCCTTCAAGGCTCGTTTCATATTAAGGCTATTTGCTTGAATAGTCAAGTAATTACTCTCTTTTTAAGAGGTTAAGGCCCCGAGTCGCCCCGGGGCCGGAGATTTATGCGTTAAGTTGTTGGGTTAAGCGCTGGTTTCATCGGTGACGGTGCTCAGGCCACCCGCGTTCGGGCCATTCGGGTCCGGGTAGCTGCCGTCATCCGCAAGTTGCCCCAGTTCGCCGTTCATCGCCTTGGCAACGGTATTGAAGATGGCCTTCAGGGCATAATCCTTGTCCTGGGCCGGGTTCACCACCTGCGCCTCTTCCGCCTTGAATGCCGCGTAAAGCTGTTGTCCGGTGATCGACATGCTGCGTTTCCTTTGGGGTTATGGGTTATTAAACAATAGTAACTTTTGGAATCTGCTCGCCCGCACACCCCAGCGCCAGAAAGTGCAGGGCGCTCAAGGCGAAATTATCCATGTCCATGGGCTTATCCCGAGTGGGCTGATTCGGCTTGTTCTCCGGCACATGATATTTCAGGAATTCGTTCGGCAGGTTGACGCACTCCTTGGTGCCGGAGATGCCCCCAGGCACCTTGACACAGAGGGCTTGGAATATTTCCGGAGGCTGTCCCCTGAATCCCGCCATCGCCAGTTTCTGAACCTTCAGCCGGCCCTGAACGAAGTTAACCGCCAATGGCAGGTCGTTAACCACATCGACTGCCCAAAACCGATGGCGCCGCAGTTGGGCGATCAGGCCGATCTGCTTGGGATCGCAGAACACCTTACGGATCTTGCGTTCCTTTTTCCATTCCTTGAGTTTGGCGATCAGGGCTTCAAGCGACATCTTAGCGTCATAGACCTCGTGAGTAATGTGCAAATGGTCTATCGGGGGCATGGTGAATTCGCCCCCCAGGATGACCGTCGGGGCCAGGATACCGAGTCGCACCCCGACGTAGAAGCGCGGCTTGGCTTCGGGTTCCTGGGGCGGCTGGTCCATAAGGTTGGTCAATGCTCATCCCTTAGCCTTGCAAGGAAATAAAATAGTCCCAATTATTGAGAGTCCAGCGGCCCGTCTCATCCATCTTCGCCGGGATCTTGCCGGCCTTGATCAAGTCGCGCACTGTATCCGGGTGCATTTTGAGGAATGTGGCGATATCTTTGACCCCTCGATAAAATTCAAGTTTGAAGACCAGCGTCGGTTCAGGTTTGGTCAAGATGCTCGCCTTTCTTCTTCTGTCCTGCTGCTTAATTTCCCTGCTCCAATAGTTCTCCCTGCCCATTCTTGCCCGATTCGCCCCCGACCCGGCCCGTTGTACCTGTTGAACCGGGAAGGGGCTTTGTCGGGCTTCTCAGGGGTTCGACTTATTGCGGGGCGCCCGGCTGCCTGCTTTCCGGGGCCATCCTCACTCGAGTTACCCCTTCCAGACTATCGGTGATAGCCGTCGACGCCTGCTTGATCTGGATCTTGATCAGGTCCATCCGTTCCTTGAGGTCCTTGTTCACCGCCGCCTTCTCTTCTTCCAGGCCATTGAGTTGCCTTACCAGCAGGGCAAGTTGGATCGCCGTGGGCTCCAGTTCGGGGAGCAAGAATTGCTGTCTTGGGTTCATGGGTAAGCATCTCCTTTGGGTTATAAGAGTCCGCTTCTCAGTTCCTCAATCGAAATTTCGTACCGGGCCGGGGCACCATAATGTTTTTCCAGTTGCAGACTCACGATCTGTTTATCATCCTGAAAAAATACGCCATTCATAACGTCCAGCACTGCCTTGCCGATGTTGTCCGCGTCCGGCTTGGTAGTCGGCCTTTCTATGCCGGCCAAGGCAGCGGCCTTAAATTTTTTGGGCTTGCTCTCCGGGATCGGCATGTAGGCATTGATGATTAGACAGACGGGGCCCGTCATCGGCGTTTCCGGCCGGTGCTCAAAAAGCAGTGCCGCCAGCCTGTGCTCTTCTTTGCGCTGCTTGCCGGCCTTATAGGTCATGGCGAAGGATTTTCCATCCCGACTGATAGCCCTGGAACGTGCCCGCATCTGCCCCTTCGGCGGGATGATGATCGTGAATTTCACCCCGCCCCCCCGACCTGCCGGACCATTGCCAGACTCTCCCGGGCCTGCATCGCCTTTTGGCCGGCTTCAATCCCGTCGAGATATGCTTGGTAAATCTCATGCTCCCGGTCGCCATAGCTCGCCGCGCCCATGAGGCCAGCGAAAAGAAGACCCGCCAAACCGCCCACGATACAGCCGATGATGAATGCCAGCATTAGATTCTCCTATTCAATCAGTCCCAGCCGCTTCGCCACCGCCCGGCTCATGGCCTTGGGGTCATAAAAGCCGGGCTTCCGCTGTCGCTTTGGCCATTCCGCCCCCGCCCATTTTTCCTCAAAATCGAGGCCTGCCTGCCATTCTTGCAAATTGGCCAGGCATTTGAGTTCCTTGGGGGAGGGATCTCCGATCATTTAATCCCGGTGGCCTTTCCCAGGCTCGCCGCCAATCCCGATGCCGATGCCTGTGCCGCCATCCCCTCCCAGTGCCTTTTGATCCTGCTTTTGGCCTTGCAGTTGCCCCTGCTTCTGGGTAGCTGAGGCCGTCCCACCAGTAGCATCCGCCCCGCCGCCGGTTTGGTTCACATTGGAGGGCCGAATCAAAGCCGCCGCCGGGATGTACGGGGCGCTGCCAGCCACGGCCGTAACCGCAGTCTGTCCTATCCCAGCACCGCTCGCCTTGTGGGAACCAACCTTTACCCACCTGCCATCCTGAACCTGCCATGACGTAGTGACTCGGCTGTTCTGTCCCCAGGCGTCTTTTACTTCCTCCGTGGTGGAAGCCAACTGCCCATTCAGGGCCGTCTTGTCAGGGGTGAGGGAATTGAGATCGTAGGCTACTCCCTGCATCGCCAACGGAGAACATCCCGCCAGGGCCAGGGCCGCCAGCATCAAACACGCCATTGCCAAAATTACGCCGGTTTTCATGTCGCTTTCTCCTCTTTTTGATATTTTCGGTAAGCCTTCATCACCGACCGCTCATACGCCCGGTTGTACTCAGTGTTATAGCGGCGCAGCACCTGCACCTTGTCCCGCCCCCGCAGCGCCCGAACTCCAATGGCGATATTAACTTCCGGCGCCACCGGGTCCACCCCGAATTTCTCCCGGCAGTAAGCCCGATGCAGCCCCATGGGGCCGGCGTAGGTGCCCTTGCCCATGGGGCCATACCTGAATTCATGGTGCCTGTCGCTGGACTCGACATGGGCTACCGCCTGTGCAAAGGCTGGCTCAACCCGGTGGGACCAGCAGAGCACGTGCAGCAGGAAGAGCAGGTCATGGGGCATCAATCTGGCTCTCCATCATTCCCCACCTGATAGCCGAAATGATTCCGATGGCCCGCGGTTTTGCAATGATTCTCTTCCCACTCAGGCCGGGAGCAAAAGCGCGCTCCGGTTTCCTCTTCCAGCTCCCACCAGTAGCAAATCCACTCCGCCGTGACCGATGATTTGAACTTCTCGCAGTCGGGTTTAGTAGCCTGCATGGTGATCCTCGAACCGGAAATATTCTTTTTCGAAGGTCAGTTTCACCGTCCCCGTGGGGCCGTCCTTGTGCTTGTCCACGTCCACCTCAGCAATCCCGGCCACTTCCGGATTGTCTGGCTTGTCTTCTTCTTCCCGGTAGAGGAACAGGATTTTGTCAGCATCAAATTCGATGGCGCCGGATTCCCTCAGGTCTGACCGCTGGGGTCGCTTGTTGGGCCGGTCGGCAAATTTGCGGTTCAGGGCGGAGATGGCCAGTACGGGGATATTTAGTTCCTTCGCCAGCGACTTGAGGCCCCGGCTGAGTTCTGCAACCTCTTCCTCCCGGCTCCGACCCCGACGCAAGGGTTTGGCAAGTTGCAAGTAGTCCACCACCAGGAACTGCAGGTGACCGGCCTTGTGTTGCCGCCGAGCCCGGGCCCGGATCTCCGAGATGTTCAGGGATGAGTCGTCTATCCAGATCGGCATACCCTCGACCTGCTCCCGAAGACGCATGAATTTCACCCACTCACCCGTCTCCAGCTTGCCCTGGTTCATCCGATGGCCATTGATCTTGCCGATGATAGACATGAACCGCCGGGTCAATTTCTCTTTGCTGGTTTCCAAGGTGAAGATGCCGGCATGGGCGCCTTTCTCCGCCACCCGCAGCATGAAATTCAGGGCCAACGCGGTCTTGCCCATACTCGGCCGGGCCGCCAAGATGATCAGATCCCCGGGTTCCCAGGAAATTAATCGGGCCAGATCCAGGTAACCCACCGGCAGGCCCCCGGCTTGGCCCTTGGCGTAAAACTGGGCCTCCACCACGTCGCTCTGCTGGCCCACCATGTCCTGCAAGGACACTGCCTCATTTTCTTGCGCGGTTTCGGTGGCCTCGTTAATCTTTTGGGCCGATTCGGCCAGGAACTCGCCCACGTTCTCCACCGGAGCAAAGCAGGCGCTGGCGATCTCCTGAGTCTTGTCCAGGAGGCGACGTAAGCAGGCCTTGTCCAGTACGATCCGGGCGTAGTGTTCGGCGTTCGCCGCGAACGCCACCTGTTCCGAGAGGGCCGCCAGAAAGACCGGGCCGCCGACCCCCTCAAGTTGACCCCGTTCCCGCAAGAGCGCCACGACCGTCACCAGGTCTATCGGCTTCCCCGATTCCTGCAAGTCCAGCATGGTCTGAAAAATACGCCCGTGGGCTTCTCGGTAAAAATCAGCCGGGGAAATCACCCCGACCACGGCGTCAAGTTTTTCCGGCCGTATCAGGATGGCGCCGAGTACCGACTGCTCCGCTTCCGGGTCCGCCGGCGGAGTGAAGTCATTGGAGATCGGCGTGACCGTCCCGGTGATCTGCTTAGGCGGTTGCTGTTGCTTCGGGAACTGCGCCATTTTTAACCTCATTTACCGGATGTAGGCATTCGCAAGGCCGGTATTTTTGTTTCGAGCCTGGGGGGTTCAGGGCCGCACCTCCGCCGCCGCAGGTGGGACAGCCGGGGGCTGGGGTAAGCAAGCCGGATTCATCGGGGGGCGTGTAGAATTTGACTGGAGGGGGCGATGAATGAGTTCCATTTCCGCCATTCATCCTGACCCTCCCCCAATCCTCCCTGATGGCCCGTTTGAAGGCACTATCCCAATCGACGTATTCATAACCGCGAGATAGGGCAGCGTCCTTAAATGCCTCAAGGTGATCATCCAGACGGTCAAAGCCTTTTCCGCCAGCCCATTTTCTGACTGATTCCGAAATCCCAAAATTGTCAGGAATGCGGGTTTGTGTCGGCTTGGTTTTCTTGGCTGATTTTTTGGGGGATATATCTTTAGTTTCTTTTAGTTTAGTTTCCTTTAGTTTAGTTTGCGGATTCTCTGCGCAAGATTGGGGTGCTTCGTGGGGTTTCTGACGTAAGTTATCCGGACGTATTGGGGTATCTGATAGACGATTGCGGTAAGCATCACGGATCCGCTCTACAAAATTATCAGACCAAACAATCTTTGATTCCCATAGTTCCGGGTCAATAGCCTGGAGTTTCGCCAGTAAATTGAGGATTTGATTACAGGTATCCGCCTCTATACGGGTTTTCGACGTAAGAAACTCCCATAAGGCGGCATCGTTCAAATCAAGAGAATGGCCATCGGTCGATCCTAATAATTCCAGGAGCTTAAACCAAAAAGCATATCCGTCGTTTCCATATCTTTGCTCAAGGATAAAGAGCGTTTTTCCATGATTACAGTCATGGGGGAAATAATCGACCGAGTATTTTTTGGGGCGGGTCATCAGCCTTCCCCCCCAGCCGCCCCGGTACCGTCGCTCTCCGAATGATGATCCTGGCAATACTTCTCCAGGTGCTTCAGGTGCCCCCCCAGGTGCCCGATCACCACCCGGATTTTTTTATTGCAGCGAGCCAACTGTTCCGGCGTCAAGTCGCCGCTGGTCAGGTCTTTGGATTCTTCCTTGAGGAAATCGGCAAAGTCGGCCACAAGCTGGTAGGTCTCCCGGGTCAGGTCCGAAATTTCGGGGTTGTCGTCGGCGTCCGGTAAGATCAGGGCCACGCGGTTAAACAGGCCGTCAAGAAAATCAAGGAGGCGGAAGTCCTGCCGGGAATGCATGATCTGCAAGAGTTCGGGGCGCAGGAGATTATATTTAACTTCGTTGCCGTCCCGCATCTTATAGAGCGTATAGGCTTCAAGGCCGGAAGCGGCTGCCGTTTCCTTGACTTCGCCATCGGGCACCGTGTCGTGGATCTGCTGCTTGAGGCGACGCCGCTGGGTTTCCAGGGGGAGTGCTAAAAACTTCACAATTTGAGGCATGAACCACCCATAGCTAAATTTTGTAAAATATTCCCGCTTCCGCTATAGATCGGAGGATGCTACGGTGCCAACATGAAAGTCTCCATTTCGTTACCGCCTTGTTTCAAGTGCCTTACGGCCTGCCCGGTTTGCAAATATGTGCCCGATTCTGACCGGGAAGAATTGGCTCGAGCCGCCTGGGGGATACTGCATTTGTGCTTCCCGGGCATAGTTCCGCCTGTGCCGCCACCGCCGGAAGATGAGCCGCGGGAAGGGGATTAGGCATTGTTAGCAGCTTGGGGCTTAGCGACAGGAGAGAGGTCCTCAACACGGACTTGCCCCCCCGTTTTCTCCTGGATAAGAAGAGCGGTTTTTAAGGAAACACCCCGTTCGCCAGAAATAAATCTGGAAAGTACCGGCTGCGGAATCCCGACCTTCTTTGCCCAGGCAGAAGCGGTCACTTTTTCCTGTTCCAAATATTTATCAAGTTTCATAAAAAGCTTATACCATGCGGTATAAAGAAATTGCAAGAGAAAATATACCACTCGGATTAAAAAATTTTGGAGAAGTGTGTCAGAGTGAGAAGATGGAAGAGGAAATCGAAATCCAGGCCCGGGACATATATGAGCGAATACTCAAGAAGATCAAAGAGAGGCTCGACGAGTCGCTAAAAACATTAACGCAGCAGGAAATAGCGGACAAATGCGGGGTGACGCAGGCGACAATTAGCCGAATTGCCAGTGGCAAAAGAGGCAAAGACCTTCCTTTTATCAGCAGTTTAAAGCTGGCCCTGGTTCTGGATATTGACCTAACTACCCTGTATATTTCGGCAAACGTGACCCAAGAGAAAATCAAGACCATCGTATCTGAAATTAGTAAAATGATCGTGAACGATTAATGCTTGCAATCCTAAGATACCGTGTGGTATTAAGAGGCCAAAAAAGGAGTACCCGATGAAAAAATTACTGATTTTCGTTTTCGCAGTATTCTTCTTGGCCGGATGTGCCTCAACCGGCCGCAAGATTGATCAGGCTGCTGCCGACAGCCTTCAGAAAGGAAAAACCACTAAGGCGGAAGTCCTAAGTCAGTTGGGTTCCCCTGAACGGATTACGCGCATGGGCAACGGGGACACGATTTTTGTTTATAGCTATAGCCGAGCCAGTGCCAAGCCAGCCACCTTCATCCCCTATATCGGCCCATTTGTAGGTGGGATGAATATGCAGAGCCAGATGACCTGTGTGACCTTTGGCCCTGATAACGTGGTCAAAGATTTTTCCAGTACCCAAGGGGGGACGGAATCCAATATGAATTTGACCGCGGGAAGCAAGCCCGATACCCCTGACGTAGAGACTGGCAAAAGACCGAAATAATCCCATAGAACAAGTCTCGCCTCGAAAAGCCGCCTTCTGGCGGTTTTTTGTCTTCAGACCCCTACCCCACAATTTTTAGCTGAAATAATTCCATTCGGTATATATTTCTTGACAGGCGTTTATACCTCATGGTATAAAGAAATCATGGAACAGACTGAGGGCCACCAAACCCAAACGATGGAAGAATGGCACCCCTATCAGATGTGTCAGGAATATGAAGAAAATCAGTTCGGAAAATTGCGTCCAGCAAAAACGATTTATTGTCATAACTGCCGCCAAGAATTGCCTCGAGAGGCTTTCAGTGAATTCGGTATTAATCATGACCAGTTTCGAAGACCCCAATGTGTGGCTTGCTTCCAGGAAAAGTACTGTAATCCGAAACGGTTAAAGGCCAGAAGTTTGGTACACCAGGCGTTAAAACAAGGAGTGATTAAGAAGCCCATTCGGTGCGCTTATTGCTTTCGGATAATCAAATTAGACGGACACCATATTTCCTATGATGTCCCCCTTGATTTAGTCTGGTATTGTCGCCGCTGCCATCTCAAATGGCACGGACTTGGACTTTAATTCATGATCTCCTACCCCCTCAGCACCGCTGCTGCCTGCCGCCTGTTCCGTGTCTCTCCCAACACCCTGGCCGCCTGGAGGAAACGGGGCATAGATGCCTGAGGCCTTACTCACCCCCCAAGATGTCGCAACCCTCTTGCAAATCTCCTGTCGGACGGTATATCGTAACCGCGCGGTCCTGGAGGGGTTTTATCCCTTCGGCCTGCGAGCCTTGCGATTCAAGGCAGGGGTAATTTATGCCGGTATGGAAAGAGGCGAAAGGCTGGCGGTATCGGTTCCAAGTGAGAGGGGAGAAGTTCAACAAGGCTTGGTTCAAAACCAAAGCGGCTGCCCGGGCCGCGGAAGAGGCGCACAAGGCCGAGTTAAAAAAAGCGGCGGCGACCAAGACCAAAACCGGCATGGTCTTTTCGGAGTTGGCGAATGAGTACCTTGACCTTGCCAGACGCCGATTTACTCCAAAAACTTACAAATACAAAGCCTTTGTCTTTCGCAGTTTTATTGCCGCTGTTGGGGATTTGTCATTATCGCAAATGTCGGTGTCCGTTTTGGAGATGGCTTTACGATCCCGCCGGACAAACATCAACTACAATCGACACCGGAAAGACCTCTGTGCGCTGCTCACTTGGGCGTGGAAGAGGCAAAAGATTGACCAGAACCCGTGTTTTTTCCTTGAGAAAATGCCCGAGCCTCAATTCATTCGGAAGATACCCACGCCGGAAGAAATGCAACGGATCCTGCTCGTGGCGGGGGAGGACAGGCCATTAATCCTCATCCTCTATCACACCCTGGCCCGGATAGACGAAGTCCTTCGGATGCGCTGGGAAGATGTGAATTTTCAGGAGCGCACGGTCCGGTTATGGACCCGGAAGCGCAAGGGCGGCGAATGGGCGGCGGACACGCTACCCATGAATCAGGTCCTATACGAGACGCTTTGGGGCCTCTGGCGGTCACGACAGCAAGCGGAGTGGGTGTTTTACAACGAGAAGACAGGGACCCGGTACAACCGCCGCCCGAAATTGATGCATACCCTCTGCCGGCAGGCCGGGATTCCCTATTTCGGGTTCCATGCGATTCGGCATTATGTGGCATCGTTGCTTCACGACTCCAAGAAGGTCGGGGTGGCCCAGGTGAGCAAATTACTGAGGCATCAATCCAAGGCGACTACCGAGAGATATTTGCAGGTGATCGACCCCGGCTCCCGGGCGGCGGTGGATGCCTTGGAGGGCGATTTTTTAGGCCATCCTCCCATGACACCCTCCCATGGAGAAAACGAAAAATTCTGAATAACTGGTCGGGACGGGCGGATTCGAACCGCCGACTTCCTGCTCCCAAAGCAGGCACGCCTATCCAGAAAGCCTTTATACTGCGCATATCCTAAGGGCCTTTCTTGCCAGACGGGGCCTGGATACGTCCTATGAAAACTGAAAAGCTCCCATAAATACTCCCATAAAATCCTTGACAAAACCCATAGTAATCGTTATGATATATTTATGACCATAAGGGCAAAAAATAATGGCCACTTAGCGGAAGATAGGGCTGAAGTTCATCTCAGGGATATTTATGATTTTGTCCAGAAATCTAAATATGGAACCTTTTTTGATTTTTTGGTTAAAAAGGGAACAACAGATATTTTAATTGAGGTGAAGTGGGTAGAATGTCGTTACAAATCTGTGAATATTTATCTCAAATGGAAACAAGCCATGCGGTTATTTAATGCTAAAGATTTTTTACTCTATATCCTAACGCCAAAAGGCAATTTTTTTATATCACCTGAGAAAGTTCTTAAATATGCCCATGTTCATTATAATTTTTTGAACCCTCATGAAAAAAATATATTAATAAGGGCAACCCTTGCAGATGAACAATTTGTTGTTATGGAACCGCAAAAATGTCTTTATTGCGATGGTAAATTAGATATTTATTTAAAATGACGTATGGCTTGAATCATGCCCTATCTATTGGAATTTATAAAAATGTATTGTTCAGATAGGCCCAAATAAACGTAATCAGGTGTAACTTTTGCTATCAAAAAGCGTCAAATCTGGGAGGCCCCAGATGCCCCAAGATCCAAGCGATCATGGCGGAGGAAAAGGAGGGGAAATCATGCCCGGAGTAGACTTGCCAGGGACTTCCCAATACTGTCCAAACTGTGAAGCTCTTGCTAAGAAGTTGGCACAAGCGAAGGAGCTGTTGAGGCGAGTACCGCACTTTCTTGAAGATGGTGCAGATGGACTTGATAAGGAAATAGATGCCTTTCTCACCAACGCCGCCACCCTAGGCCCGAAGAAACAATGTGAAGTGGGCTGTATCTCTTGTGGAAACCTTTTATCTACAACTTGTACCCTCCGTATTGCCCACGCCACCCCAGGCCCGAAGTCCCATAGACGCTTCTTGCCATGTTCTGAATCGGTTCTTAGAATCTGGACCGAAGCAAGTTCGGATGACGACCCAGACCCGGAGATGGTACCTGTTGAAGCATTCTGCCCTTATTGTAAAGCACTTTTTGTTAGAGAACTTAAAAATTTCGAGTCTCGGAGTGCTTTATACGGATGTGGAACTTCTATGGTTGCTGGCGTTGATGCTCAAAACTATCGCCAATCAAAAGAGTGCAAAAATCGCCTCACCCCTGCCGTCCCAGGCCCGAAGATGACCTGTCCTGGCTGTGGCGGAACTGGTGGTACTGACGAGTTGCTGGCTAAGATGGCCGAATTGGGATTTGACTGTGAGATAAACCTATACGCTGATGACGATGGGAATAATGTTAAATTTTACAGCCATTCCCGGAGCGGTTATAGGAGCAACTTTAAACGAATTGATCTGGCCGAGGAGATCAGCCTGGCGGCGGCAGAAGCGATCACCAAGGCCTGTTCAAAGGAGTGAAAATTCCTTAGAGCATTATGCCCAAAATTCAAAAAGGAGATTACAATGACAGAACTTAATCCAACTAGTGCAATCATTATACTTATTGCGGGTGGAGTTTTGTTTAGCTGCAGCCTGTGTCTTATATCTGCTGCTATAGTTTATTTTGTCACTAACTAAGTACTTTTTAATTTCCAATACCAGGTCGAAATGACCATCACTTACCCAATTCCATTAAGGATCAGGTGTAGCATTATGAGTAAACAGAAAATCAATTCCCCCATTTGGTTAAATTGGAGTACAGATTACTTGTTTAATTCCGCTTTTTCTCCAAATGCTTGCCATCCGATCATATACTTGGCGAAGGCCCGTTTGACCTCTGGGGGACCATGTTTGACGTAATTCACCAGCACAGCATCGGGTACTGGCCAGGGCTGCTTACTTATCGAGGCGCTGGTTATGGGCGCTGGCAGTCCCGCACAGCTCGTCAATCCTATCGTTAAGAGCATCGTCAGGCAGAGTATCCACTTCGGCTTGTTGCTGAGTAGTTGCATGGTCTATCTCCAGTGCTTGGCTATCAATCTTCGCCTGTGCTTCATCGTGTTCTTTCTGGGCCTCGGATTGGTAAGCCTCGACGGCCGCCGCTTCCTTGCGGTAGCCGAAGAGGGATAAGAACCAGAGGATGATTTTCATTAACATTGACTTAGCTCCCTAACTCAAGCGCCAATAGGCAACTGAACTTTAACATTAAAAGCGTTCAAATGCGGCGTCTGGTTAAATCCGCACCGCTTGATTTCTGCTTTGGTCCGAAGCAGTATCTCCAGCCGACTGGCCTTCATATCTTGCTGGTAGGCCCATTCCCACGAGTGCGTAAATGCTCCATTTTTAAGATACGGAGCATCCGCTGCGGTCTCATCGGCACTACAGGCGCTCCATAAAATTATGTTCGGATTCAACCCAGCTTGCAGTTTGGCGTTGGGGTCGGCCATCCGAAACACATTCTCGATATTAGCCGGGTTGTGAATGCTGCGGCCCCCGAAAACCCTTGCCAAACCCTGGGAAAAACAGAGGTCGCCAAAGATTTCGGCAGTGCAGGAAAGCGGGATCTGGTTGAACAAATTCCTGAACTCATCCTCAGTGAAAAGCGTGGGCAAATACCAGTCGCCATTTTTCTCCACCAGATCATAAGGCACAATGGCTTCGGCCAGGCTACCATCTGCCCGGTTATAATGCGTGCCGTGGCCGCTATGGGAATACCCAATATAGGATAGTTCGCCCGCCTTGGCCTGGGCCACTGCCCCTTCGAGCCAGCCAATGATATTGGCCTTGGTGGCAGTCTGATCGGTAAGAGCATCGGCGGAGATTCCCATGGACTCAGCCACCGCCATCATGGTGTGACAGTCCTGGACGCAACACTGGAGGTTGTTGCCAGGCATCAGAAACTTGTTAATTCCGACCGCCAGAAATCGTCTGTTCATTGGAACCTCACTTTGACAATGTATAGCCCATAGACATTATCCACTGGGTAAAGTTGGCGCAGGCTTGAGCTTCTTCCTGGGTCATCTTCCCGCCGTTCTCAGACCAGTATTTGTAGTACTCGTCCAGTAGTTCATCGGCTCGCTTTTCCATCTTACCACCTCACTTTCCCAAGTAGGTGAACCAGGCCCCACCTGTCATCCTGAATTGGTAGAGGCATGGCCCACCATGGAGATCCGGACTGCCCCTCTACTTTCCCCAGCGAACACTGTCCAGGAAAGAAACCGGGTTTTCTACGTTCATCGCCTTAGCTTTGCTTATCATCTTCGCAGCCATATCGGGTTGAGTCTGTGCCTGCTGTAGGGTAGCAACCGCATTATCCCAATCCACCTGTGCTACACAGTAACCAGCCACCACCTTGTCAAAGACCGGCTTGGCATTACTCGACAAAGCCAGAGCTATGGGGTTGCCGGTATAGACGCTTGCCGCAGTCAGGGCCGCTTGAATCAGGGCAACGCCCACGTTAGCCGCCAGGGTCTGGTTAGCAGTTGGCTTGCAGAGGAAGCTATTTACCGCAGAGCAGCCGGCAAATAGCATGGCCAAAGCCAGAACCAAAATTACACTTTTACGATACATCTCAAATCTCCTTTTCTTTTATCCCGGTCCACCAAAAGGTCCGGGACCATCTATTCCACCAGACTTCCCATCCACAGCCTGTCGTGACCAGGTGCCATCGGAACAGGAAGTCCCGGCATCGAGGCAGGAAGCGCCGGTCAAATGGGTGGCCCCTTGCTTTCACGGTTTAGGGCCGCCGCCGGAGATGGCCAAGCCGGGGTAGGGATTTGGCTTCGTCAGAGCCTCCAGGGCAGCGACTCGTTTCTCCAGGGCCTCTATGGCCGTTTTAACCTCAGCGTCCATCAGGCACCCGGGACTGGAGTAACCAGGGCTTCCAGTTGGGCTTTCAGATCGGCAATCTGGGTCTCCAGGTCGTCCATCTTAGCCTGGTCATCAGTTTCTGAACCAAACAGTTGGTTCTTCAGATCCGCGATTTCTGCCGCGATCTCCGGTACTACCACCTTCATGCCATCAATATCCGCTTGCAGTTTCGTCAAGTCCAACATGATCTTTTCTCCTTGGGATTTTAATCCCGCTTGGTTAGTTAAAATCGTACTTTGGTTTGCCAGTATCCTGTCCAGGATGCCCATGCCTTACCTCCCCAAGTGGCCACCCACGGACACGCCACCAAATAGGATAGCCAGCACCCAGAAGGCCAAACCGAGCCACCCGAAGATGATACGGGGATGAGACACGCCGGCAGCGGCCACGACGAAGAACACCAAACTGAAAACGAGAAGTATCTCACCTAACATTATTGATCCTCCTTTTACTTTTGTGGCACTTCCACCCGGGGCAGATCAGCACCCATAACATTGCTGACCGCTGCCGCACCCGGCGGGGAAGCCTGGGGGATTGAACCGCCAGTGACCTGAGCATCCTTGGTCAACAAAAAGCCAAGACCAGCCGTTATAATTGAACCGCCAATCACCTTATCCAGGCCAGCAAACGCCATGCCAGCAATACCCATCAAAATCAGAGCCAAACCAATTCCCGAAGTTTTCCAACTTGGTCCCATTTCTAAACCTCCTCTGGCCAAGGCCACCAGTATTCTTCATCATCTTGTATCCACCAACAATACCAGGACATTTTCATACCCCCTTCGGCCAGCGATATGAGACCACATCGCCCACCGGGTAATTGCTCACCTTCACGGAGTCGTGTTGATTGCCGCCGAGACAAGTCACCCACTGCGTCCCGATATGACCCACATACAAGGTGGCGTGGTGGGGGAAAACGACGATGCAGCCGAGCCGGGGTGTATCCCCCAGGTCATCTCCCCAATCCTCGTAG